TGTCCTACTGTGCAAAGATACAAACCACCTTCGTAAGAAACAAAACTAGCTATAAGACCACTCACAGCTGCTCTAGTAGGGTCTGCATTATCTATAGTTAAAGTTCTTTTATTACCGTTCTTTGTATAGAAAGCCATGCCATCTTGGAACTTAAAACCATTAGAACCTACGATCAAACTGACATTAGTAACGGTAGTACCGTTGATACTTAAAGGAGTACTTCCTGTTGGATACCAACCACCTAGACCTACATAAGAAGAATTACCATCTACTCTACCGTCTAACAATAAAGAGTAATCCTTACCTGTGTCCACCAATCCATTCTCCATGGGTATCTCCTCTAAGTAAGTACCGACACTATCTGTGGTAATTACATACAAAGTAGACTCGATAAACTTAAAACTTATGACTTTCCTAGTGAAGGAGAACGACATCCAAGAACTCTGTATCTTCTCTCTACCTTGCCAAAAGTATTTATATAAAAACAACTTATTATAATCAGAGTTTGATTGTACAACTATCATATTCTCAGCTGCACTACCTTCCATCCTTACGATGTTAGATGGTATATATTTATTAACTTGTTCTGTAATCTCAACTGCTCCGTAGGTCTCTGTGTTATTATCCACAGTGTACTCTAACAATCCTTCAAAGCTGTTTCTTTTAAAGTTAAAGTATATGTGACTACTAAGTGCTAACGGTCTTATACTTTCTGATACATCGTACTCAGTAACTGGAGATATTGTAACTGTCTTAGGTGTTAACAAATCTGCACCTCTCAACACAAACTGTGTCTTAGCAGAGAATAACATGAGCTTCTCTTGGAACGCTTGTGCGTATTTAAGAAGACTGATCTTAGTGTGTGATATTCCAACATCTATAGGAGCAGAGTCTAACAACGACTGTGTTGTGGTCCTGAAGAAATTAAAGTATTCATCTGCTTCAGAGAACACTACAGAATCATTAGTCAATACTCCTAACCTGTTCTTAAAGAAGAAGATATCATTGATATTTTTCTCTGCTCCTTGTCTGTAATAAAGCCCTGAAGCCCACGGTTCTGTGTTACTAGGTACTGTTGTTTGAGCTTTCCAGTAAGTAGTGTTAGTAGGTAGTATTGATCCACTAGAAGTGTGAGATTTAATACAAGAATAATTAGAACCTAAGTAAGTAACAAATTGACCACTTTCAGAAACAAAAGAAGGATATGGATTAGTATAATCATCACCTGACTCTCTTTGTGTCCAAGGTATCAATTGTAATTCAAGACTTGTAATCTTACCTGTAGCTTGTGTAGGTATTAATCTAACAGGCATGGTTTCAACATCTATCGCACTGTCTATACCTGATAACTTACCTGCTGATGTTAGATCACTATTCCATCCTGATGTCTCTATCCAAGACCCTTCTCCGTAATCTTCGTTATCTTTTGTTTTAAATTGAACATAGTAGTCATCTTGGTCTAAGTTGGCATCTCCAATTATTTTTACTCGGAAGCGATTAAAACAAGATTTAGGCAGATCAGTGATACTGTCCACTTCTTTATATATTACTTGTAAAGCTTGATCAGCTAGACCATCCGACACTCTGATTTGAAAGTCTACAGTGTTAGATATTTTAATAACACTTCCTTGCTGGGTTACTGTTACACCTATAAAATCTCCTGGTACATTTATTGAAAGGGTATTAGGAAAGGTGATAGAAAAAGGATTAACAGAAGCGATAACAGAACCTGAATTATCCAAAGTTACACTGCTGTCTGTGAACGCACTTCTATGTTGTTGTTTTTTAAAGTTTCCAAAATACCTTTTAGTCCACTCTCTTACTTGTCTTATTGTGTACTTAGTTTTTACCCCTGCTGTAGTGGATGGTTGGTAATTCGCTCCTTCATGTGTCAATGTGGTTGACGATACTGAACCATCTCCTCCTATTACTAGTACACCTTTAGCTCCTGAAGCTGTTAATACATCTGAAGAATCGTATTGATCAACGAAGAACTCATAAGTATAAGAAGTACCTCGCCAACTGTCCCCTCCTGTAGGTGTCCAACCTGAACCTCCTGTTATAGTAATTTCTTTAACAGCTTTAGAAGAACTGACATAATTAGTTAAACAAGTCGTAAGGTCTTTTGCTATGTACTCTGTATCTGCGTATTTGCCATCACTGTGTCCTGCTCTTCCACTTATATAAGTAGCAGGAGCATCACCGTGTGTAGTATAATCGTGTTCAGAGTTTAAACTGCTCGCCACAGGAACTAACTGTCCTGATAAATAAATACTGTAAGCTTTATCGTAGTCTCCAAGTTTAACAAATACTAAAGCGTCTGTCTCTAGGTCTTCTGTTCTAAACTCTTCATCTGTATTTCTTTGTATAGACTTCTTTGTGTTAACAAGAAAGGTAGAGTCTGCAACTGTTAAAGCTCTTAGGTCTTGTAAAGGATTACCACTACCTCCAGATATAGATAGATAATCACTAGCTGCAATAGAAGGTACATTGATATGTATTGAAGTCTTAACATTAGCTGTAAGATCAAAAGCTTTTAAACCATTGCTCTTATCATAGGTAATAACATATTTATTCTGATCGTCCCTGTCTACAAAGTGTGTGAATAAATCAGAGCTAACATTAGCACCTAAATCAGTATCATATAAGAACCTACTGTTAGGTCTTTTTACTAAGCCCTCTACTACAGTGGACCAAGCATTTATCTGCTCATCGCATTGTCCAGGGTATCTTAAATTGTCAGGTTGTTGTGATACACCTTGGGCAAGGTTAGGAATGCTAGTGTTAAGCAAAGGCATATCTATCGATCAAGTACTCGTAATACGCTGTAGTTATCGAAGATAGTTCTATCTGCATTCTCAGAGTCGCTTTCAATAGCTCTAGCTTTAGCTTCTATCTCATCTCTCAAAGCAAACCCTTCTATCTCACGACTACCTAAGAACCTCGTAGCAAAGATGCGAGCTGCTTTAACAGATATGTAATGTCTAAATTGTTCAGGTAGTTCTTCAAAGTCTAACTCAAAAGTAATAATAGCTTTTAAGTCTTTGGTCCAAGTATCCCTGTGGTTTTTCCTGTCGTATAATTTAAGACCTCGTTGTACAGGATCAGAGTCCGTGTATATCTCAGGGTCTAAGTCTACCTTTAAAGTGTTAACAGGAAGAGTAATCCTACTTGTAACAGCATCTGGTACTAGTGGGTAATCATACTCTGTGTTATAATGCCAACCTTCTGATTGGATGGCTTTACTGGTTTCGTCTAAAGCATGGACTGCCTGTGTAACGGTTACAGGAACACTAGTTCCACTTAAAGTATTAACAGGTGATTCTCCTATTACAGAGATCATAATGTTTACCGCTTCCAGTTTAGTTGTCAGTGCCATAGCTTAATAAATAAAAATATCAGTGAAGGGGAGTGGAACGAATCCAAACCTCCCCAACACCGAAGAGAGAATCCTAAGTTAGGAAACAAGTTCGATAGCACACTCAGGACGGAGGATTCCGTGTCCCATAGCATACTTAGCAACGAACAATGTACCTTGACGCTCAATCTGATATTCAGACTCAGTAGCAAGATCAAGTAACTTAACCGTTCCAACAGCTGCAGAATGTCCTACAATACCTAAGCTGTTTCGGAAGTCACCGTTGTATCCTACTCCACTAGCACCAAACAAGTCATTGCTAGAAGCACCGTCTCCAGTAGAAACAGCTGACAAGTCAGTTGATGGAATGTGAGTTGATTTAAAGATTTGAATACCAGCTACTTGTGCAATACTACCAGAAGCAAGTGATCCTGAACCTCCTACATCTTTATTAGCAGCAGAAGTATTGATAGCAACTGCACCACTACCTCCTGTAATAAGTTTGTAGTATTCCTGTGGGCGAAGAACAGCAAAGCGTCCGTCACTAGGAATATCGTTCTCGTCAAGCTTTTGAGCAGCTGTGAACAAAGCAGTAATTAACTCTGCACCAGTAGTAGCAGCAGGTGATCCTACGGAGTCTCCAGCACTGAAGTCATTGTTAGCTACATCAAGTTGTCCACCTGTCTTACCACCAGTGATAACAGCAGAGCTACGAGCAGCAGCAATGAATGTCTTGGCGATAGCGGTATCAAAACGAAGTGCAAGAGCCTTACCTAACTCGTTAGCGTAAACTGAACGAATGTCGTAGTGATTCTTTACATCATCAATGTTAGCTAAGAAAGTGGAAGCAACAAGCATCTTATCGATAGTTATTGTCTGTTCAGCTTTCTTAATGTCGCTGAGGTAAGTGCTACTAGAACCACCTTCTTCAGCGATGTTCTCGCCTGGTGTGTGGTAATTAGCTGTTGCAATACCTGTTACTGGGAACTGAGCGGATTTACCGTTCTCAATTGTACGAATAGTGTGTAAGGGCTTGAAAACATTGGACTCTTCAAAGGTCTGTAGAATTTCTCCACTGAACTTTTTAAGAAACAACGCATCCACATCTCCTGCGGAATTAATCTGACCTACACGACTGGGGTCTGTTATACCTTCTCCTGCCATAATATATGATCTCCTATTTTAAGTTTATAATTGTGTATGTATTTGTTGTGACTTTCGTTAGAACCTTTGATCGAGATTGTCCACCGCAGTGGGTCTTGACATTAGTCATACTAATTGTCGTTTAAAGTAAATTAAGTATTATAATTCCACCTAAACAAAGAACAGTCAAGACAATAGCTTTCTCCTTCTTTGTAAATGAGTTATATAATTTTAGTAGTTTATTCATTTGTTTTGGGATTTATTGTGAACATAACGGGTGTAAATTAACGGAACTACATTCCAAAGGATAACACCTACAAGACATAGTTTCAAGAAACCATATACTTCATCTAACATAGAGTCAAAGAATCCGTTATCCATCTCTTCAGTTAGTTGTTGTTGTACAAGTTTCTGTACATCTCCTTCGGATATAGCTTTTACTTTCTTAGCTAATCCCTTGTTCTCTTCCATCAACTTAGCTCCCTCTCCTACTCCCCATCCAAGGGCAGCACCACCAGCAGCAGCACCAGGACCACCAAGACTACCAACAGTTGCTCCACCTACACTCCCTGCTAACGGATAAAAAGAAGCCTTGGAACATCCACCCAAAAGAACCAGAACCAACACTGGCAAGAAAAAAGGTGGAGTCCAAGGCTTCATCACATGAACCTACCAATAAAATTATAGGTAATTCTGACTTACTGCAATGCGTCTGTCAATCTCTTCGTGATAACTTTTGTCACCACTTTTGTATCGAGGATCAGACATTGCACGAGCAAGTTCTTGATTAGATTTAAAAGGCATTGTAGATGAACCATTTACAGCACCTTGGACAAGCTTAGGACTAACTCCATTCTCTGCTTTAAATTGTGCGTATAATCCTTTGGCAGCAAGTTTAGCTTGTTCAACTGAACCGTTCTGTACGATTTCATCAAAAGTATTTACCTCTTCAGGAGATAAGTTATCAGCTGCCCACTCTGCCATTTGATCCCAGTTACCTTCAGTGACAGCTTTGATACTACCTTCTTCACTTTGTTGAAGTGCTTGTTGACCAGCAGCGTAGCTATCTACTAACTCTTTCGGTAACCCAACTTCAGCAAGATTCTTATAGGTCTCTTCAGATATAACACCGTCATTCTCAAAGAACTCTTTACTAGCTTCCACGATAACATCATTAGTATTCGTATCTTCCTCTGTGGTGTCATCTGGTTGTTGTTCTTCTTCATTAGTTGTCTCTCCTTCTTCTTGTTGTTCTTCAGCCCCTGCTCCCATTTTCTTTTCAAGTTCACTATAGGCATTAGCCATGTCTTCAGCGTTCTTAAACTTCTCAGGCAACCATTCAGGTCTATCCTCTTGCGTTTCTTGTGCTTGTTCTTCAGGTACTGATTCAACAGCTTCTTCTGACTCTGGGTCAATCTCCTGTGGTGCTCTCTCATTTATCTCTACTCGGTGTAATTCAGCCATATCTCTCTCTTTCTGTGTTTATGTTTTATTTCTTAACCAGTTCTACGCTTTTTTATCCTCACCCCTTTGCGTTTAGGTTTAGGTGATGATTTCTTTTTGCTAAAATTATCTTCATACATATCTTGCACAGCGTCTCCCCTGTTAACTGCTGTTAACGGTACTTTACCTCCTCCATATACATTCAAAGCTTTTCCTAATTTATCTAGCTTGCGAACGCTTGGGTTCTTGGACATACCTAAAACACTTAGCTTTTTTATTTTACCTATAAGAGGAAGAGCACCTGCCGTTTCAAGTATTAAATTTGCTTCTGATGTTTTTCCATCTTTATAAGCTTTGTAAGCACGGTCAGCGTCATCATAAGAAAGTACACCTGTTGGGTCGAAAAATTCTAAGAAGTTTTCCATTAAAGAATCACCGTCAGCTTGCTTCTTGGTTAGTGCATCAGGTCTTCCTTTAGGAGTTTGTTGTTTAACTATGTCTCCCCCATAACTATTTGAAGGAATGGTAGATTTACTGTCCCATGTATCGTAAGACTGATAGTTACTCATTGGCTTCTTGTTGTTGTTGACTACTCATGTACTGCTCTTGTGCAGCATTGATAGCAGGTGCTACAGCAGGTCCACCCAACTTCATCATCATCTCTTGTTGTTGGGCTTGCTGCATAGCTTGTTGAATTTCTTCGTTTGATTTAATTAATCCTTCAGTCTCAATACCTAACGCTGTAGCTCTTCTTTTAAAGTAGTCAGATACATTAACATATTGTGCAACTGCTTGAGGACCAACGATTTGATTAGCCCCTGCTAGGAATAGATCAAGCTTTTGTAAATCATTACCTCGTCCTAGTGCTTCAACACCAGTAACAATAGTAGGTTTAACAATGTCTTTAGGTAGCTTAGGAAGTCTTCCTTCTTTACCCATCCTTGCCATTAACCTAGTAACGACAGGCATTTGAAACTCTTGTGATAACAAAGAATAAAGACCACCAAGTGCAGCTTCCAACTCCTGAGATAACATTCTTATCTCCTCTGCTGTTACTCGTTCTGCATCTCTGACTACACCACTGTTAAGTAGGAAAGCTTGAGATAGTCTATCACTTATTCCATTCATTACTCCTTGTGCAGTACGGAAGTCATTGAACTTGTTAAGTTGTAAAACAGATACATCTCCGTCATTACCTTGTACAATTGCACCGTTAGGAGATTCAGATAAAGTCTTAGCCCTGGTTGTACCGTTAGGATTAACCATGAACAATACCTTAGCTGCTGCTGCACTACCTTCGACTATCGCTTTTGTTAACGACTCTAAAGATTTAAGATCACCAATGTACTCCTCTACAAATCCACGACCGTAGTCTTCACCGTCTATCCTTGTATAACGAAGAGGTAGGAAGGGAGTCTTTTCGATAGGATACCTACCCTTTGACTCTTCTATAACAATTCCTTTTACATCTTGTTGTACTACAAATTCATTTCCTTCTCTAACGACAGAGGTATATAGATCACAACTATTCTCTTTCTCTTGACGATACACCTCTTCTCTTACAGACTCAGGTAACATCATAGGAGCAACAGTTTCTTTAATAGCTATGTGTGTTACATTACCCATTGGGTCTCTCTTTACACAGTAACGATCTAATCGAAACACTCTCATCCCTCCATCATCAGGTAGGTACAATAAAGTATTACCTGTGACCAATAGATTCTTTAACGCTTCAAACACTCCCACTCTAAATGCTTCAACTTCTACTTCTTGAGATACACTTCGTTCTACATCTGCTAAAGCTTTCTCTAAGTCAGATCGTAATTGCTCTCCTCCCTCTGGTCCTAACTCCTGCTTTGCTTTATCTAATTCATACCTGTCTATAACAAGACGGAAGAAAGGAGCGTTAGGTGGTAACAGTGCTAACAATAACTTAGAAGCTAGGTTGTTTACTCCTCTAGCTCCTACTCCTTGATATGGTGTGTAGTACTTAGTAGCGTGACTATGACCATCAGGAGGCATTATGTAAGGTATAGTTAACTCAGATGAGGTACGACCTCGATCCAAGAAAGACCACCTTTGGTTCTCTAAGGAGTTGTATAGCCCTTGTGCTGTTTCTTGCATGGGTTAGAAAGGTTCGTCAGAAGTCCACTCATCTCCGCTTAATACTGCGAGTATTTCTGAGTGTGTATAAGTATCCTTCCCGTAAAGAAAACCAGGTTTCGCACCTTCATACTTAACAAATGTCTGACTGCCATCGAGTGAGTAACGGATTGTGTCTGCACTTGTCTCATCTACTTGGCTAAAATCCACGGAGCTAACTTCGTCCGCATTTATAATTACATATTTTCTACTCATAATTTATTAAGATGGTACTGTTGTTAAAATCTACGAAACTTACTTCCGATGCGTCTATAATTACATAAGTCTTAGACATAAATACTTTCCCCACTCCCTATCGAAACGATAGAAGCTCCATTCATTAATTCTCCGTTGTTACTACTTAAAGACATATCATATATAGTCGTACCGCTACCGCCTTCATAACCATCTCCCATTCTCCACCAACCCTTTGGCCCTGAACCAAGACTCAAGATGTTACCTGGCACTCCGCTATTATAAAGAGTAGCTATATCTCCTGTTGCGGTGCTTCCCACA